TCACTCGGTCGCCTTCGCGCGGCGCTCCGTGCGCCGGTCGTAGTGCCGGTGCGTGGTCGCCGGGTTCGCGTGCGCGGCGAAGTCGTAGGCGTCCTCGTTCCGGTTCCGAAGCTTGGTCGTGATCGCCGCCGGCCGCACATCGGACAGGGCGAAGTACTCCGGGTGCTCGGTGATCTTGTAGCCCTCGTACGCATCCATCGTTGTCCCGGCCTTGCGCGCCGCCCGGTACCGGCCTTCCCATTCCCGCTTCGCCGCCAGCGCGGCCGCCACGTCCCTGTCGAACGACGCGATCCAGTCGAACATCGCGTCGGCCCACAACGACCCCCAGCCGCTCTTCGTGTACGGCTGTCCCTTCGCGTTCGCGAACAGGTACATGCGGCTCGCCGTGTGCGCCTGCTTCGCCCGCGCCACCACCGTACGCAGCCGCGGCGACCACTCGCGCACCTTCGTCACCTCGTCCTCGCCCATCTTCCTTTTCGCGCTGACCACGCGCACGCCGTCCTTGGCCAGGCCGGCCACGTGGAACGGCCGCACCTCGGCCGCCCGGAAGCCGGTGAGGTACGTGAACATGCCGGCGCACCCCATGACTTGGTACCCGGGCGTCTGGCGCTGGGCCCACAGGTAGAAGCGCACCACCTGGCCGCGATAGATCGTGCGCACCTTCTTTTCCGTCCGGTTCTGCATCATGTCCGTGAAGGGGTTCGCCTCCATCAGGCCCCAGCGCACGGCGAAGTGGCAGATCGTCGACATCAGCGACAGCTCCTTGTTGGCCTTCGCCGGCGCACCCGCCTTCGCACGCGCGTCCAGGTACTGGTACCCGTGCAGCGTTTTCAGGGCCATCGGCCGCATCGCGCCGAAGAACTTCGTCAAGTTCGCGTAGGTGCCGGCGCGCACGGCCAGGCCGTCCTTCGACTGATCCCGGTAGTGCGTCGGCGCCACCTCGTCTCGGAAGCGCTCGATCATCTCGGTCACCGAGCCGGCCACCACCACGCCCTGCTGGATGTCGAGCGCCTTGCGCTTGGCGCTGCGCTCGGCGTCGGCGATCGCTTTCCGGTCGCCCAGCGCGGCGGTGGCCAGCGTCTCGCTGGTGTTGTCCGGGTGCTGGTAGTACCAGGACACCTTCCGCTTGCCGACGCGCTTGTACAGCCGGTCGATGCCGGTGCGCTCTTTAGTGCTGGAAGGCGTTGAGGTTTGGTGTTTCGGCATATCGCGATCGCGTCGTCTCTTCGGAAATTCCCATTTTCTTGTCGTGGTAGGCCCGCGCCACGCGCGGCAGCCCGCTCGATCCGACTTCGAACCGCCAGCGATTCGAGGTCAGCCACGATACCATCCGGCTGCGCTGGTTCGGCTTGCAGTCGACCAGCTGGGCCAGCTCGTCGGCGCTCAGGTATGCGGTTGCTGCATTCATTTTGCTTCCTCCCTTATTCCATTCCCGCTTCCGGGTACCGTCGGCGCTCGCGCGGCGGCGGCGCCTCGCCGTGACCAACTCGGACGGCGCCGGGCATTGCTGGCACGACTGCCACGTTCGCGATCTGGGCGAGCCGCGCGCGTAGCTCGGCGATTTCCGCTTCCATTGCTCGCTCGACGTCGTTCGGCGCGTGCAGCGGAAAGCCGGGCCCGGCACCGATCCGCTCGCGCCAGGTCCGGATTGCGGAGCCTTGGGCGCCGTTCTTCTCGTTCGATTGATTCATTTGCAGTTTCCTCGATTTGATCTTCTTACAACCTGCTGCCGCGACTGCAGCGCATCCTCGGCGCGCCGGCGCAGCGCGCGCTGCAGCTCCAGGTCCAGGCGCGCGATCGCCAGCTGCTCGAACATGGCCCGCGCCATTTGCTCGTCACTGCCGTATAGGGCGCGCGCCTGTTCGTACGTCGTCGTCATGCGGCGGCCGCCTCCGGTTCGGGTGGCGCCGCCACCGGCTCGCGCACGTTCAGCGGCCGCATGCTGCCAGTGCGCAGGTTCACGTAGGCGCCGTGCCAGGTCAGCCTCCCGTGGCGGAAGAACTCCCACAGGATCGACAGCGCCGGCGTCACGACCGACTGGTTGACGAACAGCTCCTGGCGCTCCAGCGCTTCGGCCAGGCCGCAGCTGGGCGTGTCGTCCTCGACCGCCTGCAGGTCGACCAGCTCGGGCAGCACGTCGTACGGGTTCGGCAGCGGCGCGCTGTTCGCCGGCGCGGCCATACCGGCCCGACCTGTGAATAACTCCCCGAACAGCACCTGGCCATCGGCCGCGCGGTTCCCGAGGTCCATCAGGTAGTGCACGCCGTAGCGCTGCAGCTTCGCGTGGATCTCGTGCCGGGCCCGGGCGCTATCGACGCACGCGATCGCCATGCCGAACTGGCGCGAGTCGTCGTTGTAGCGGCCGTGCACAGCCTCCCAGTCCAGGCCGAAGAAGGCGTTGATCCGGTTGACCAGCACGTGCGCCTTGCTCGCGCCGACGTCGAAGGCGCCGAACAGCTGGCGGCCCATGTTCGCCTCGCTGACCGTGTCCGGATCGAACACCTTCACGTGCAGGCCCGGGTGGCCCAGCGCCGTGATGGCGTGGTTCAGCCTGGCCAGGCCGGTCAGCATCTGCGAGCCGTTGCCGCCGCAGCCGATCAGGGCGATGCGCACCTTATGGCTCAGCATGGTGGATGGCGTGATATGCGGCATGCGATCACCCGAAGATCTTCGACGCCGGCACCGGGATGTCGATGTAGAGCCCGAGCACGCACATCCGGAAGGCCACCGTCGGCTGCTCCTTGTCCAGGTCGCCGAAGACGCCCGCGATCTTCACCGAGCCTCGGTCGTCCTCGTTGTCAGTCCCGCTGAAGAACGCACCGAGGTGCCCGTGGCTGTGCAGGTCGATCGCAAGGCTTTCATGCTCGCCCGGAACGACCTGTTCGTACTGGATGCTGCCGGTCGTGGCCTCGCCGATGACCTTCGGGTATTCGATGCGCCAGGTCTTTTCCTTGTTATTCCAGAGCAGGCTGGCCGCGGCCTCGATCGGCGCATCCCTTTTTGCTTTTGCCGCGAACTCCTTCATCTGGCCCAGCGCGCTGCCGATGCTGCCGAAGTCCAGCTCGCATTTCTTCGTGACCTCGCCGAACGGGATCGCCACGGCCGTATGCTTGGCCAGCTGGTGGATGTAATGCAGCCACGGGCGGCGCACCTCGAGGTACAGCCCGTCGGCCGCCAGCAGGAAGCGGTGGCCGCTTTCCTGCAACGGGTGGAAGGGTGCGAAGCGTGGCACGGCGGCGACCGGCGCGGCGGCCAGCAGGGCCATGTCCATTTGCAGCTGCTCGGCCGGCGCGGTTTCCTCGTCGACGGCCAGCGGCAGCGGACGCTGCTCGCGCAGGACGGCCTCGGCGGTATCCAGGAAGGTGTCGAACGATGCGCGGGTGATGGCGAGCAGCTCGCTGAACTGGTTGGTGAATTCTTGCTTTTTCATGTCGTCCTCTTCATTTAGTTGGTAGTGGCGCGGGCGGCGATACGGGTAATTGCGTCCTGCAGGGTTTCTTTTGAATCGACGAGCGCGCGCTGCATCGCGCCCGGGTTGGCGCTGACCAGCTGGGCGCGCCACAGTTGCTCCATGCCGCCTTTGAACTTGACGGCGTTGCTGCGGTTCGGGTGGGTGAAGTGGCTCCGGAAGAACGCCCGCTCGTAGCGGTCGATCACCTCGGCGCCGAACGTCGGCGGCAGCTCCACATTGCCGGTGCAGATCCGGCCGCCGTCCCAGACATTGAAATGCGGCGAGTGGTAGAGCCGCGTGCGCGGCGTTGGACGCACGTCGTCGCGCAGCGCGAACACGAACCAGTCGTTGGGCGTGGCCACGAACACGAGCGGCGGATGCGCGGCCATGCCGTGGCCGTCGAGCTTGCCGGAGCCGGCGGCCTTGAACCAGGTCATGCGCACCGCCGCCGGCGTCCACCAGGCGATCACGTTCGGCGAGCTGAACAGCAGGTTCTCCGGCAGGAAGCCGGTGAAGGCGGTGGCCGCGCCGACGGCGCTAGCAAAGTTCGCCAGTGCGCCCTTCGACAGCGGCACACCGGCGCCGATTACCTGGCGGCCAGGGTGCTCGGCATCGGCTACGACCGGGTGCGACGTGGCATAAACATCGCCGACGTTCGACTGGTACATCAGCACGGCGCCAGTCAGGCGCAGGACGCGCTCGCCTTCGCTCACGATTTTCACGGGGTGCAGGCTCAAAATTCTTCTCCCAGCAGCAGTACCAGCTTTTCGGTGAGCACGGCGACCTGGATCGCTTGCTCGGTTTTCGTCATAAATTCGCGGATGCCGGCCTCGGTCATCGGCACCGGGTTGGCGTCGATGAAGTCGCAGTACTCGCCGCAATTACCGAGGTCGTTGAGGTAGTCGTCGATCATCTCGCCGATCGCGTCGAATTGTTTCCAGAGCAGGATCATCGAGCCGTCGATCGTTTCGCGGCCGCAGCGGTAGGTACCTTTGTCGGCTGGCGAAAGGACGAATGCTGGGTCGGTGACCAGGGCATGCAGTGCATCGCAGACCTCGGTTACCTTGCGTGCGAATGCTGTCGTGGCTGCGGACTCGATCTCGGCGCGCGAGCAAATGCGCTTCGGCGCGCAGACCCATTCGGGCAGCTCTCGGTAGAACGTCGCTCGCGTCATGACATGCTCGTTTTCGACGAGCTCGGCCACCGTGTCCCACCCGTGTTCGTAACGCCGGTTCTCGAGTAGCTCCACATCGTTCGTGCTGTCGCCCCAGTAGACCGACTCTACCCACCCGAGCGCGCTCCAAGGAGTCTGCGCGTCAGGCAGCAGCCGCGTTGCATCTTGTAGGACCGCCAGCACGGTCTGGCCGAAGCCTCCCAGCAGGCTCTCCAGCTGCTCGACACCCTTTGCGAGCGCGAAGCGCGGCGGGTAACTGTTGCCATACCCCATGCGCGTAAAGCAGAACCAGGCTGTGTCCGTCTTGCCGTAGCCGTGGCCGGTGTCTTCCAGCTGCTGCACATGCAGCTCCCAGCGGAAAAATTTACACGGCCGCGCCCGGATCAGCTTCGTCCACCAGTGCGCGAGCGCGCGCTCGGCCAGGTGCTTTTCCTGCGCAGCGAATACGTCCACGAGCAGCGCATTGCGTGGCGTACGCAGCATTGCATCGCTGATCACGCCAGCTTCCAGCAGGGCGATCGTCAGCGGCACGGCCAGGGCGTCCTCGCCTGGCAGCACGTACTGCGCCGGCACCTCAGGCGCGAGCGCTGGCAGGGCCAGGATGGAGGCGGGCAGCATCGCAGTCACGGCAGAACCACCTGGTTGACGGATGGGGCGAGGCAGCGTGGGCCGGTGGCGCGCCGCGCTTGTTCGAGGATCTTGGCGAGCTGCTGACCCAGCGGCGCACGCACCTGCTCGGCTGTGATGATGTGCGCCGGGCGATCGCCGCCGGCCAGGCGGCCGTGTTCACGCAGGCGCTGCAGCGCAGCCTCGCGCGCGCTCGCGCCCTTGGTGCCGACGGCGCGCCGGAAGGTGTAAATGGCCTTGGCGCCCACCTGTTCCGGGCCTTCGATATCGGCGCTGGTGATCTCCGGGTAGACGTTGGCGTAGAAGTCGCGCACCTGGGGGAGGGTGAACGCCTGGTTCGGGTCCGCCAGCACAACGCCGTTGTAGCGGAATTCTCGGGTGAGGTTCTGGATGTCCATGCGGCCTCCGTTAGAACAGATCTAGGGTGAACTTGTCGACCGGCTCCTCGCCGCCGACCGGCGCAGGCTCGGCCACAACTGGCGCGGCATCTGCGGCTGGCTCAGCAGTTACCTGCGGCGCTTCGTCGCTCCGCATGGGGGGCGTATCGGTACCGCCGGCCGCTTCCGGCGCGCCGGCCGGCAACTGCTCGTCGGCGCCAGGCTGCGCGCCCTCGGCCATCACCTGGTCAGCACCGGCAACCGCTTCGCCCCCGGCTTCACCAGCAGCTTGAACAGCTGCAGGCTCTTCGCTGGCGCCGGCCTTGCTTCGTCCCTTGCGGGCGCTCGGCTTGTCGGTCTTCGATTCGCTCTTCGGCGCCGGCAGCGCTGGTGCAGCAGCTGGCGCGCCGAAGGCGGCCTGGGCCTGCTCGATCAGCGAGCGCTTCGGCGCGTGCCAGGTCAGCAGCGCGGCGCCGAAGTCGGCGTCGAACTCAGCCGGCGATGCGACGAGCGACAGCGGCTGCGGCAGGTTGGCCTTCGCCTTCGTGTCGAACGGTACCGGCGTCACGTTGACGCGCAGCTGGTCGTCGCCCTCGGCGGCGATGGTGATCATCAGCGTCGCCTGTTTCGCGAGCGCATGCAGGGAGGTGAACATGTGGGTTCCTCGTGGTTGGTGAAGTGGGTTAATCGTTCCAAGGGAAATTGGTCGGGTAGTCGTGCGAATGCGTGTCCACGCCGGCCGGGATGATGAGCTTGCTTTTCGCGGTGAAGAGCTGGAACAGGCGCTTCTCGAAGCCGTGGAGGGGGCCGCAGAACAGCGTTTTCTGCACGTCCTGGCGGCCGAGGTTTAGGCTGAAGACCGCGCCGTCCATCACGCCGATGCGGTAGTCGCACGAGTACTTTTCGGTGTGCTCTTCCTTATCGAGGTAGACGTACTGGAAGCCCCGGCCCTCGTTCTCGATCAGCAGCGTGAACCGCTCGCCTTCACGGCCCTCTTCGTGGGCTTTGATGAATTCCTCGATGAGCGCCTCGAGCGTGATCTCGCTCGGCGCCGGTTCGAGCAGGGCGGCAATGTCGCTCTCGAGCTGTGCTGCGAACTGGCCGCGCATGCTGGCATCAACGCGGCGGCGGATGATCTCGGTAACCAGGTGGCCGTAGGTCGGCAGGCCTGCCTGGCTCAGGTCGACGGCCAAGGCAGCCGACACCTGTTCCTTCACGGCCTTGCCGAAGTCGGAATAGCCGCGTAGCTGGTCGGTGACGACGCTGGTGATGGTTTCGGTCAGCTGCTTTTCGATGGCCTGCTCGATCGCGCCGGAGGCGACAATCTTGTCGAATGCCTGGGATACGAGCTGTTTCAGTTCTTGCATGGCGTCGCTTCTTTCGTTCTGGTGGTTAATCGTTGTCGTTGGCCTGGAGCTTCTTCACGTCGACCTGCTCGCGGCGCTTCATGTGCCGGCGCGCGACGGCACGCAGGACCACGCGCAGGGCCGGGTTCTTCAGCAGGTCGTCGATTGGCGCGGTCACGCGCAGCATGCGGTGGGCGATCTCGAGCGCAGCGCGATCGGGTTCAGCGCGGACCATCTCAGCGCACTCCGGCGACGACGGTGATCCCGCACGGCTGATCGCCCAGCAGCTCGGCCGTCAACATCGCGGCCTCGCTGCTGGTGCGGGCGAGGGCGCTGAAGGTGACGCAGACGGTGGCAGTACGCGCGGTGATGAGAAAGGGCTTCATGAAAGTCTCCATATCGGAGCCCGACGGGGTTCGGGCACATTTCGTTTCAACCAACTACAACCACAGGTTACAGCAAGTTCAGCTGTAGTGCAAATAAAAGTTGTAATGAGGCGCGATAGCGGTCCGCTTCTACGTCAGCGCGGATTTAGGAGGCGTAAAAAAAGCCCGCTTACGAGCGGGCTAGTTGGAAGATGCTAATTGCATTATGTCTGGCTGGCAGCCCCTGCTTCGCAGTGCGGGTCCCAGAGCACTTTTTCGAAGCCACTACGCATGTTGACGCTGTGCGCCCGTTCCGTCTGCCTAGTGTCTTCTACCTCAATCGAGTATGTATCAAATGTGTTCTCTCGAGAAACGCTTCGTGAAACGAAACGCACCGCCCCTGGATAGGCGCCAAAGGAATTTTTACCGTCAACAAGACCACAGATGTAGATTGTCGTGCTCTTGCCATCTGGATCTGGTCTCGATATCGTGCGCGACGATCTAATCACAACTGAGTCAGGGTCTTTGAACTTATTTTTGATTCGCAATTCTGTATTGTCCATTGCCCAACCTTCCGGGCCCCGTGCTTTGTTGCTGACGTACCCAATGCCCATAAGAACGACAGGAATCGCTACCACTACTGCGAGGATTTTCTTTGCCAGGCCCATTATGTTCTGAAGGTAATCGGCAGGGAGGCGTGCCGTAGCGCCTAAAACGGTAACTCTTGTTCTACTTCCGCCTCCAGCTCGAGCCACTCAACATCCTCGCTGGCCAGCAGGGCAAATAAGTAAGGGACTGCATCGAACTGTGCATAGGCTCGCATTCCTTGAATGGACGTCTCGTCCTGCGTCACAAGCATGACTGGCAGAGCCAGCCTGCGCTGCAGCCGAACGATTAAGGCCTCGTCGTGCAAGCTGCCGGCTCCAACCAAAACTACGGCCGTGCGCACACCGCGCAGGCGTACATCCGCATACTGCATTAGAACCGCTCGCTCTCTTTCCTCACGACCTTGCCGATGATGATGCATGCGTCACCGCGGCAAATCTTCCTGCTGTATTTCCTCTGGTCCGGATTATCCGATTTCAACCACCAGTCGCCAGCATCACGTTCCATACGTTTTACGACAGGCTCACCCTCGTAATTGATGGCGTACACGTCACCGTCGATAGGACTTTTGTCGGCCGTATTAATAACGACCAAGTCGTCCTCGTAGAACGTCGGTTCCATGCTTTCGCCTTTTACGCGAATCGCAAAAAGTTTGTCACGACTGTAGCCGCGGCGCTGCATCCAATCGGTCGGCACAGTCGTTGTTGATCCGTCGTATGACTCCGGCTCAACCTCGAACCCGCTGAGGCCCGCTGACAGCCGAAGCTTCACCTTCGGTATCCGGACCAGGCTCGGGTCATCCTCGTCTACAGCACGCACTCGCATAAACGTTCCGACCTTAAGCCCGGTTTCCGGATCGATCGCGCCCTGGTCAACCTCCTGTGGCGTGCCGAATTTGAGGTGCGCAGGGGTGACGCCGAGGAACTCAGCGGCCAGCTCCAAATTCTTCCCCCGAGGCTCGGCTAAGCCGGCGATCCATTTCTGCACTGCCTGGGGCGAAACGCCGACATATCGAGCCATCTCGGACTGGTTGCCTCCATTTTTGGCGGCTAGGTAGCTTTCGATTCGATTTGCCATAGTTTCCATTCAGCCATCTTACAAGCACAGGTTGTAATTAGCACTGCAAAATTAAGTTGTAGAAGAGTTCGGTTTACTGTAACCTGCGGTTGTAGACAACAACCTTAGGCAGGATCATGGAAACCGGAATTGCAAAAGCTATCCGCCTTGCTGGAAGTCAAACCGCTCTTGGCAATATGGTGGGGCTGACGCCGCAGGCGATTCAAAAGTGGGCATCTCAAGGCTTCGTGCCGGGTGACCGCTGCCGCGAAGTGGAGTCAAAGCTCGGCGGGCAGGTAACCCGATATGAGCTTAACCCAGCCGTCTTTGGCGACCCGTCTGAAGTCGAGACACCGCAACAGTAACAGTGCAGCAAGGAAATAGCATGCGGAGCAATCCACACAAGACCCGAATCGCCATGTACCGCGAGTGCATCGAGGAATGGCGCAAGCGCGAAGGCTGGAGCCGGGAGACCGTCTGCCAGATGATCGTGGAGGCGCACGAGCGTATCGACGGCCCGGCTACGACCGGGATCCGTTTCGAGCCACCGACGACCGATGCCTATGAACGGCAAAAGGTGAACGCCGAGCGTATCTTCCGCTGGCTTGATGACGTTTCGAAGGACAAGAACCTGCTGCCGGCGAACTTTGAAGCCTCGATCGAGGACGCGCTGCCGATCGACATCTATCTGAAATTCGAGAACATGCGCCTGGCGCGCCGCGGCGTCGAACTGCGCCAAGTGGAAGCCGAGCCGCGTCCAGTGCTGGACGTCGCGCCGCACCTGCGAGCCTTGGTCAAGGAGGCGGCCGAGGCGACGACTTCGCTGCTGAGCATCGGCCCGGACGCGACGGTAGACCAGCTGAAGACGTCATGCCAGGAGCTGCAGGACGTGCAGGATTCGGTCGCATGCGCGAAGCGTGACCTGCAATGCGAGATCGCGCGCCGTAGCGGAGAGGTGGCCCGATGAGAGCCCCGAACCGTAAAGTAGAACTCGCGGACCTGCCAGAAGCGCTGCTGGCCGTCCTGGCGGCCGGCCCTCGCGAGATTCGCGAGATCGCGGCCGAGCTGGGCTATTCGACGCGCGCTGTGCTGTCGCGGCTCGAGCAGCTGCAGATCGAGCAGCGTGCGCACCGCCGCCGGGTGCACATCAAGACCTGGGCAGGCCTGTGCTATCACTGGTACCTCGGCCCTGACCTCGAGGCGCCGGCCGCACTCGACGGCGCGCCGTCAAGGCCCAGCCTGGCGCAGCAGGCCATCGTCCCGTTCCAGTCGACCGTTCGCACGTACCCGGCAATCAACCGTCGCGATCCGCTGGTGGCCGCGCTGTTCGGCGCGCCCGGGCGAGGAGCCTGACCCTTGAAGCGCCCTTCATTTCAATTCTATCCGGCCGACTGGCGAAACAACGCCAAACTGCGCCGCTGCTCGGAGGCTGCACGCGGCGCGTGGATCGATGTCCTGTGCCTCCTGCATGACTTCGACGAATACGGCGTCTGCCGCTGGCCCCTAGCCGAGCTGGCCCGCGCGGCCGGCGTGCAGATCAAGCTCGTCAAGGAGCTCGTCGCCAAGGACGTGCTCAAGGGCGCCGACAAGGGCGCGCCTGATTACACCTATGCACCGCGGCACGCAGGCAAGCTCGGCCAGCCGGTTACCTTGGTTGTTGCTGGCGACGGCCCGTGCTGGTACTGCTCGCGCTTCGTTCGCGACGAATATGTGCGCCAGAGACGTGGCCAGGCGTCCCGCTTCTCTCCCGAAAATCAACCTGGTTTGGTTGACGGCTCGGGCGACGATTCAGCGGAACCAAAGGAGGCACCAAACGCCCCACCCAAGGAAGGACCAAAGCCCCCCTTGGGTGCGCGGCAGGGTGACGGCCCTACATCTTCATCTCCATCTTCGTTAACAACAACTTCCCCCAAACCCCCTGACGGGGGCTCCCCACCGGCCAGGACGAAAGCCGGAGCGGTGGCCTTGCAGACCTTCCTCGATGCATGCGCTGCTGCAGGAGAGCGGCCACTGCGCGACTACGCGCCGCTGTGGCGCTATGCCGAAGAGGCCGGACTGCCGCAGGACTTCATCGCTCTGGCCTGGGTCGAGTTCTGCCGCCGCTTCCGTCCAGGGGGAACAGGTGAGGCAAAGCGCTACAAGGACTGGCGCGCGGCCTTCCGCAAGTACGTCGAGGGGAACTACCTGAAGTTGTGGGCCATCGACGGCAACAGCCAGTACTTCCTGACCACGCCGGGCAAGACGGCCCAAAAAATCTACGAATCGAGAGAAGCGGCATGAGCAACGAAATCAAACCACCACCGCACAGCATCGAGGCCGAGCAGAGCGTCATCGGCGCGCTGCTGCGCGATAACGACGCGGTCGACCGCATGGGCGACCTGCGCGCCGAGCATTTCTTCCTGGGCGACCACGCGACGATCTTTCGCGAGCTGATGCGCAACCTGGCCGCCGGCCGCAGCTGCGACGTCATCTCGCTGGGCGACGCCCTGGGCGCCAAGGTGGCCAGCGGCATGCAGTACCTGAACGCGATGGCGCAGAACACGCCATCCGCCGCAAACATCGGGCGCTACGCCGCGATCGTTCGCGACAAGGCCATCAAGCGCGGGCTGATCCAGTTCGGCCGAAACGTGGCGGAGGCGGCGAACAACTCGCCAACGGAAGCGGCTGGCCTGCTCGACCAGGCGTCGTCGGAACTGGAGAAGCTGGCCGCGGCGCGCACGCGCATCGAGCCGGCCCTGGCAGCCGACGAGCTGACGGCGCATATCGAGGAAATCCAGCGTCGCATGGACGGGACCGTCAAGGCGATCTCGACTGGCTTCGAGGCAGTCGACGACAAGCTCAACGGCGGGATCCGCCGCGGCGAGCTGATCGTGCTGGCCGCGCGCCCGAAGATGGGCAAGACGGCGTTCGCCTTGAACGTCGCCTGCAATGTGGCGGTCGACCACTCGGTGCTGGTGCTGTCGATGGAAATGCCGAAGTCGCAGCTGCACGACCGCAACCTGGCCACCATCGGCCGGATCCCGCTCGAGCACCTGCTGAAACCCGAGATGATGGACGAGACGGACTGGGCCGGCCTGACCCATGCGATGGTGAAGATCGGCGCGATGAAGCTACACCAGGATGATCAGCCAGGCCTGCGCCTGATGGATGTCCGGATGAAGGCGAAGGGCGTGAAGCGCAAGCAGGGCCTCGACTTGCTGGTAGTCGACTACCTGCAGCTGATGGAGGGCGACGGCGACAACCGCAACGCCCAGATCGAGGGCATCACGCGCGGACTGAAGACGCTGGCGAAGGAGCTGGACATCGGCGTGGTCCTGCTGTCGCAGCTGAACCGCAAGCTCGAGGAGCGGCCGAACAAGCGCCCGATCCCGTCGGACTTACGCGACTCGGGCTCGATCGAGCAGGACGCCGACGCCGTGGTCTTCCTCTACCGCGACGAGGTCTACAACCCGGACAGCCCGGACGTTGGCGTGTGCGAGGTCGACGTGGCGCTGTGCCGGCAGGGCAAGCCCGGGCGAGTGGGCCTCACGTACATCGGCGAGCAGGTGCGCTTCGAAAACCTGGCGCGCGGCTGGATGCCGGCGAAGGCGCCCGATCGCCGCAGCAACCGCGGACTGGCGGCACACCTATGAGCGCGACCGTCTTCAAGAAGGGCCGGATCTACCACTTCCGCTTCCAGGTGGCCGGCAAGCGCGTCCAGCGCAGCACTGGCCTGGCCAATAAGGCCGCCGCCGAGCAGCTGGCCAAGCGCGAGCACGACGCCGCGGTGGTGCGCGCCAACGGCGGCCAGCCGGTACCGACGCTCGACGAGCTGGCCGGCGCCTGGGTGGTTGTCCACAGGCCGGTCGTCAGCCCGGCGCACATCCGAAGCGTCGAGACCTTTCGGCGCCTGCACATGTACACCCTCGGCGACAAGCCGATCGGCGAGATCACGACGCAGGACGTCGAGCTGGCGCGTATCGAGCACCTCAAGACGCGCAAGCCGGCCAGCGCGAACCACTGGCTGCGCATCCTCAAGCTGCTGACCATGTGGGCGGTCAAGCGCGGCACGCTGGCGGCGTCGCCGTGGCGCGTGCAGATGCTGAAGGTGCAAAAGCGCCCGCGCTCGTTCCTGCCGATCGACGTGGCCCGGACCTGGTTCGCGGCCGTCGACGAGGTGACGAAGAGTTCGCCGGGCGTGGGCACCGCCGTGCGCCTGATGTTCGGCCTGGGCCTGCGCGAAGGCGAGTCGGCGTCGGCGCGCTGGGAATGGATCGACTGGGAACGCTCGACGTACACGCCGGGCATTACGAAGGGCAGGGAGGCCGAGCCGGTACCGATGCCGGACTGGCTGCGCGAGCACCTGCTGCCGCGCCGCCAGGTCGAGGGGCTGGTGGTGACGAAGCCGAACGGCCAGGCCTTCGCGCCCGGGTTCGCGCGCCAGGCCATGCGCCGCGCCAACACTGCATGCCAGATCAAGGGCATCACGCCGCACCGCCTGCGCGGCACGTTCGCCACGCTGCTGTCCGAGGCCGGCGTGCCGATCCAGACGATCCAGCAGGTGATGCGCCACAAGAACCACGCGACGACCATGGGCTACCTGGAGAAGAACCTCGACAAGGCGGCCATCGCGCAGAACGTGATCGCCGAAAAAGCCGGATTCGGTGGCGCGAAAGTGGCGCGCGAGACGGCAGAAAGCCTTTAGATAAAGGCTCTCCGGATTATCTACAGTCATCGGTAATAGGCTGAGCAAGCGCCCGATGGCCGGCGAACCGCGCGCCGATAAGCGCGGCAAACTAGGGAGGGAATATGCACTGGATGTGGGGATACCTGGCGACGGGCGCCGTCGTGGTCGGCTTGATGATATGGCATGCCAACTCGACACAGCGTCGCTTCTACAAGCAGGTCGATGCGCACCTCGAGGCCGCCCGCAGCGAATGCTCGCTGCCCAATGAGCATGCTGCAGTCATCGAGCGAGAGGCCGCATGATCCGCGGCCGTGGCCCTGACGACATCTGCGCGCTGTGTGATGAATTCTCGCGCAAGCTGGCTGATCCTGACCAGGTCGCTCAAGGCCGCGGCCTTTGTCTTGTCGCCGAGCTCGGGCGGCCGCGCAGGCATGTTGACTGGGCTGGTGATACCTGTGTTTCGTACCGACTGGACGTCCCGAACCTAAGCGCACGCCGGCAGTATGTAGCCGTGCAACGTCGTGCAAATACGTGTGAAGGGCCGCAGGCTGAGCTAACTCCACGCCATTTGTAAATTAGCTCATGTAGTCGTCGGGACCATATAAATGGCGCAGCAACTGTCGGAACACATCTTCGGTCTGCTTGAGGTCCTCGGCAGACTTCAACAGGTCACCCCGAACTGTTTCGTAGCGGTGATTAAGGAAATTCTGCCTGGTTGCATGTTTGAGTTCCGAGATCCCCCGCACAAGTCGTAAATGGCGGGAGGCTACCCTTTGCAGTCTTGGGCCGACTTGTTCCGGAAGAACTGTTAACGGCATGATTTCTTCCCGAGTCCATAGTTCAGTGGTCTCGAGCCACTCACGATAGGCTTCCAACGCATCTCGCTCTAGTTCGCCCTCGCGGCCAAATCCTTCACGAACACCCTCAATTTTGCCGCGATAAGCTACCACCCTATCAAACAAATCAGCGGCTGCCATTGTGGCAAGATCCGCTTCCGCACGTCGCCGCCGCCGCCCCTCAGTGTTAGCAATCCATATAGTTCCTACGAACGCTGCAATCGTACCCAGTGCTCCAATCCACTCAGGTGTTTTTTCTTCCCACAACGGAAGCGTCGCCAATATTTTGACCACGCAAGCGATCCCGATAGTGATGAACACTGCAGCACCGGAGTAACTCAAAATTCGACGGTTCTCACTCTGCATATATTGTTTAAATGGCAAAAAATTTATCGTATCACGGCTTTCGAAGCAGGAAGTAGACAGCCTCGGAACATCTAGATGTCGCGCGCGCGACAATAACACCGACAATACAGAAATAGTTGAATGACGCGCGGAAATTTCTGGACGGCATTCGTTAACATGACGGCTTACTCAACAGGAGAAGCCATGTCCCTCGCCGCGACGCTCAGCATTTTTTCCGCACCTACCTTGCGTCGCGTCCGTCGCGAGGAGGTGGCGAAGCCGGTATTCAAAAGGCCCGACCCGTACGCTTTGCTGATGGCGTGCTGGGTCGATTACATGCGCACCGACGATCGCGACCTGAGCGCCGGCGGCATGAAGCTGGCCGGAGACGCCGAACCTGACGTGAACGTGCACGACGAGCAGCGCACGGCTGACCTGAAGATGGGCGAAGCCGTGAACGCCATGGTCGACAGCCTTTCACAACTGCACCGCTGGGCGATCTGTAAGAGCCAAGGCATTTCGCGCGCCTGGCGGTTCCCGAATGCCGATTACAGTGCAACGCTGCAGGCCGCGCGCGACGAGCTAGAAGAAAAGCTGCGCAAACACGTTGCAACTCGGCTGTATTTTTTGTAGAGTAGCGGCACTGGGCGATTTCGCACGTCCGGAGAAAAACAAAGCCCGCCAAATCAGCGGGCTTTTTGCTTTTCAATTTAGGAATTGATCCTTATTGAGTGGCTGGGCGCAAATAAAGAACCTTATCAGCGCCGAAATAATAAGCGGTGCCGTTGTTATACAAAACGTAGTTGCCGCTGCCAGGCGCGAGTACTTCGATCGTCCCCCTCAATTTCTTGTCATTGACAAAGGTAACGAGCCAAGCATGCTCGCCAGCCCCTGCCAAGCGACGCTGATTAATTGCTTCCTCAACTATATCTACCACGGGTTGCTCCACGTAATTAGTGAGGTCATATAGTAGCAACTTTCCCGAGCTGGCATCGGCCAGAGCAGACGAGCGCACCCCGGGCGCGCCACGTCGCCGGACGCTGTAACCGGCAAGAATGTCTCCCTCAGATCTGATCTGGGTTCGCCGCTTGTGGACTTATCCACAGGCGGCTTTTTTATTTGTGAGGTGCGCGATGCGCGAAGGTGCCGTGGAAGAACGCAAAGACATCACGGTTCGGGTTGAGATCGACGGCATCGTCGTTCAGCGCCGCGCCGAGCTGCGTGTGCTCGAGTATGACAACACCGGCCGCGCGACCGTGTCGTGCATGACCCCTATATTAGAGGAAGGCGAGATCCTGTGCGAGCGCCTCGGCATGATCCAGGTGATCATCCGGGCGCCAGCTGCGGCCGCCACGCCGGCGCCTGCAAAGCCGGCGATCGATCCAGTCCGCTACATGCAGGTGACCATCTACAGGGACCACATCATCCGGACGGTCTTTGGAAAACGACCTGCGATGGCGTTCAAGGAGTTCGATACCGACGCACTCAACCGGCTGTGTGAGCGCTTGGCCGATGCCGAGGACGCGAAACGCATCATGCGCAATAAGGGCTATGGTCAGCCGTGGGAAAGCCTGGTCGACCTGGCCCGCCTGCTGCCAGATGCGCCGCCGAAGCCTGGCGCCTTCCCCAAGCACTGATGGTTGCTCGACCGAAGACCGTCTGCCGCAAGGTAGCGTGCGGCGCCTTGGTCAACGCGCCTGGCTACTGCGCCAAGCATCAGCAGCTGAAGACCGGGTGGAATCGATCGCACGGCGACCTCACCAGCGCACAGCGTGGCTACGGCTACCAGTGGCAGCAGCTGCGCACGAGGGTGCTGCGCCGTGACGCTGGCCTGTGCAAGATTAGAGGCAAGGGATGCACCTACGTGGCCCGCGAGGTCGACCACATCGTGAGCAAGGCTCAGGCCCGCGAGCTGGGCTGGACCGAGGCCCAGATGGACGAGGAATCGAACCTGCAGGCGGCGTGCCCGGCCTGTCACAGGGCGAAAACGGCGGCCGAAAAGGGGAGGGGGAGCCTAAATCTTGGGCACTTTTGAACCATAGACCGACTAGCCAGTTCAACTTTTACTTCCGCAATTCAGACTTTCAGGAGCGATGGCATGCCCAAACCCCGAACCCCTTCGGCGGCGCTGGAGGCTCGGGGTTCCTTCGATAAGGATCCGGCCCGCCGGCGCGAAGACTTCCAGGCTGGTGAATTCAACCCTGTGCCGCCCGAGTACTTCAAGCCGCACCAGGTCGCCGTCTGGCATGAGATCGTCGGCCTGCTGCCGGCGAAGGTGCTGCAGGCGACGGACCGGATGGCCGTCGAGCTGGCGTCGCGCCTGATCGCGCAGTTCCGCCAGCAGCCGGACGCCGAGGTGACGTCGGCACAGGTGGCCCAGATCCGTACCGCGCTGGCTGTTCTGGGTATGACGCCGGCCGATCGCTCCCGCGTCTCCGCTGCGAAGGAAACGCCGAAAAACCCGTTCGCCGAAATGCTCGGCGGCGCCAAGAAGGCGCACTGATCATGTCGGCCGATTTCGTCGGCACGGCTCTCGAATACGCTCAGGCAGTCGTCAAAGGGAAGATCGTCGCCTGCAAGTGGGTGAAGCTGGCCTGCAAGCGGCACCTCGACGACCTGAAGGCCAGCCGGAAAAAGGCATTCCCGTACTACTTCGATGTCGACGCGGCCAACAAGGTCTGCACCTTCCTGTCGCTCATGCCCCACACGAAGGGCAAGTGGGCGCGCCAGCGCGAGACGATCACCCTGGAGCCGTGGCAGTGCTTCGCATTCTGCTCGCTCTTCGGCTGGAAGCTCCGCAAAAACGGCCGGCGCCGGTTCCGCAAGGCCTATTTCGCGGTCCCCCGGAAGAACGGCAAATCGATCATCGGCTCGGGCATCGGCCTGTACATGTTCTCGGTCGACGGTGAGTTCGGCGCCGAGGTGTATTCGGGCGCAACCACCGAGGCGCAGGCCTGGGAGGTCTTCCGGCCTGCCAAGCAGATGCTCGAGCGCACGCCCGAGCTCAAGGAAGCCCTGGGCGCCGAGGTCTGGGCGAAGGCGCTGCTGGTGCCCGGCGACGGTTCGCGCTTTGAGCCTGTGATCGGCAAGCCCGGCGACGGCGCCTCGCCATCCTGCGCGATCGTCGACGAGTACCACGAGCACGATACGTCCGAGCTGGTCGATACGATGGAGACCGGCATGGGCGCGCGCGAGCAGCCGCTGCTGCTCATGATCACGACTGCCGGCTTCAACATCGCCGGCCCGTGCTACGACCAGGAGAGCGACGCCAAGAAGGTGCTCGACGGCGTGCTGGACGACCCGGAGCTGTTCGCGCTGATTTACACGATCGACGAGGGCGACGACTGGACCAGCCCGAAGGTGCTGCGCAAAGCGAATCCGAACTTCGGCATCTCGGTCGACGAGGACTTCCTGCTGGCCCAGCAACGGCAGGCCATGCAGAGCGCGTCGAAGCAGACCCGCTTCAAGACCAAACACTTGAACATCTGGTGTTCGGCGAAGTCGGCCTGGCTGAACATGCTCCAGTGGAACAAGTGCGGTGACAAGAAGCTCACGCCCGAGCAGTTCAAGGGCGAGCGCTGCTACGTCATCCTCGACCTGGCCAGCCGCTCCGACGTGTGCGTGATCATGCTCATGTTCGTCAAGGTGATGGACGGGAAGCAGCATTTCTACTTCTTCGGCAAGTACTACTTGCCGGAGGAGGCTATCGAGAACGACCCGAAGAACAGCAACGCCTACAAGAAGTGGGTGATCGAAGGGCACCTCGAGCAGCACGAAGGCGCAGAGATCGACTTCGACCTGATCGAGGAAGACACCCTGGCCCTGGTGGCCGAGTACGGACCGGAAGAGACGGTGTTCGATCCGTACCGCGCCGCGCAGCTCGAGCAGCGCCTGACGAAGAACGGCATCACCGCGGTGGAGCTGGGCCAGACGGTTAAGAACCTGTCGCTCCCCATGAAGGAACTGGAGAGCGCCATCAAGGCCGGCCGCGTGCACCACGACGGCAACCCGATGCTGACCTGGATGATGTCGAACGTGGTGGCCAAGCTGGACGCCAAGGACAACATCTACCCACGCAAGGAAAAGCCCGAGCAGAAGATCGACGGCGGCGTCGCCGCGATCATGGGCGTCGCACGCGCAATCAGCGGGGAAGAAGCCGCCACCTCATTTTGGGACCAACCTTGAATTTCCTCGACCGAATATTTGGCCGCAAGTCGGCCCAGCGCACCGACGCCGAAATCATGAAGATGATCGATGGCGGCGGCGGCAGCATGATCGCCGGCGTGCACGTGAACGCGCGCACCGCGCTGGAAGTATCGACGGTGCTTGCCTGCGTGAAGGTCATCGCCGACGGCTGTGCGACGCCGAAGCTGCACGTCTACCGCGAGAAGGCCGACGGCACGCGCGAGCGCGCGACCAACATTCCGGAGTACCGGTTACTGGCGCGCCGCCCGAACGAGTGGCAGACGTCGTTCGAGTGGCGCCGCATGATGACGATCCACGCGGCGCTGACTGGCGCCGCCCTGTCGATCAAGGTCCGAGGCTTGAACGGCCGCGTGCGCGAGCTGATTCCGGTCGAGCCTGGCCGCTGGGATGTGCAGCGCGTGTCACGGTACGAGCTCATCTACCGCTGCTGGGACGAATTCGGCCTGATCGGCGAATTCGGGCCCGACGACGTGTTCGTGTTGAACGGCGTGCAGTGGGACTGGGTGCGCAGCCTGGACGCGGTCAAGCTGGCGCGCTCGGCGATCGGCCTGTCCATGGCAACCGAGCAGAGCCAGGCTGCCATGCATAAGAACGGCCTGCGGCCCAGCGGCGTCTACACGGTCAACAAGGTGCTCGACGAGAAGCAGCACGAGCGCCTGACGGGCTGGATCAAGCGCTTCGCCGGCGGCGCGCGCACGGGCGACCCCTTGGTCCTGGACAACGACGCTCGCTGGACGCCAACGGCGCAGTCCGGCGTCGACGCCCAGCACGTGGAAACCCGCCGGCTGCAGATCGAGGAAATTTGCCGCGGCTACGGCGTGTTCCCGATCATGGTCGGCCACAACGACAAGTCAGCGACGTTCGCCAGCTCGGAGGCGTTTTTCGCCGCGCATGTCAAGCACACGCTGGCGCCCTGGCACACGGCCTGGACACAGCGGATCGACGAAATGCTGCTGGACGGCTCGGGCCCGCTGTTCGCCGAGCACGACATCCGCTACCTGATGGCCGGCTCGATGCGCGACCGCTCGCAATGGGCGCGAACGATGGCCGAAATGGGCATCTACACCCGCAACGAAATCCGGGACGAGGAAGGGAAGGATCCGCTTCCCGGCCTCGACGAACCGCTTACCCCGATGAACATGGCCCAAAGCGGCAAAAAAGGAACGAACGATGATGAATCCACCACTGCTCCCGCTGGTGCGTAGCCTGCAGGCGGCGCTGCCGCGTGCACCGGAGCGTCCGGCGCCGGCTCTTCCTGCTCGACCAGCAGCACCTGTGCTGGAGCGCAAGCACGGCACGGGCGGCCGGGAGGTTCGCAGCTACGTGCTGCAGCTGAAAGCGGTCGGCGACGACGGCACGATCGAGGGCTACGGCTCGGTGTTCGGCGTGCGCGACGCCTATGACGACGTGATCGCGCCCGGCGCCTACGCCCAGTCGCTCAAGGCCCACAAGGCCGAAGGCACCATGCCGGCCATGCTCTGGCAGCACGATGCGTCGGCACCGATCGGCGTCTGGCTCGAAATGGTCGAGGATGCTAAGGGCCTGCGCATCAAGGGCCGCCTGGCCCTGGAAACCGTCAAGGGCGCCGAGGCCTACGCGCTCCTGAAGATGGGCGCGCTTAACGGTCTGTCAATCGGCTTCGTGTCGAAGCAGTGGACGTACGATCGCGAGACGGACGTGCGCACGCTCACCGAAGTCGAACTGTGGGAAGTGTCCTTGGTGACCTTCCCGGCGAACGAAGCGGCGCGCATCACCGGCGTCAAGGCGGCCGACCTGGCCGGCATCAAAACCATTCGTCAAGCCGAGACGGCCCTGCGGGATGCAGGGTTCTCGGCGGACGCGGCCAAGGCGCTCATCGCCGGGGTCAAACGCATCGCCCTGGATGAGCGGGACGCTCATGAGGCTGCTGCGGCGCAGAAGGCGGCCGACAGGCTGCTCCAATCCCTCACTTCCTGAAAGAACCCATGAACAAAACCCGCAATGTGGCCACGCTGATGGCCATCACGATGGCCGCCCACTTCGCGGCCTTCCAGGCCAAGGCCGCCGTGGTCGTCTACGAAAAGCGCGACGAGCCGAACCTGCGCACGGTCGCCGAGGCGATCGACAAGATCAACACCGCCTTCACCGAATACAAGCGCACGAACGACGAGCGCATCGAAGCGATCAAGTCCGGCAAGTCGACCGCCGACCTCGACGCCAAGCTGGCACGCCTGGACGAAGCGATGTCGTCGATGTCGGAGCAGAAGACCCGCCTCGAGCAGATGGAAACCAAGCTGTCGCGCCCTGGCGCGTTCAGCGGCGGCACCCGCGCTGGCGAAGAATCGAAGGAATCGGTCGAGCACCGCAATGCGTTCTTCGACTGGGTCCGCGCACCGCAGGATTCCGAGCGCAAATCCCGCCTCGAGCAGACTTACAAGGCACTCGAAGCGAAGCGTATGGCTGACGGCCGCGAAACCCGCGCTGCGCAGACCACCACCACCAGTGGCGCTGCCGGTGGCTTCGCTCTGCCGGAAGTCATCGAGCGCACGATCGCGCGTTTGTCCGTCGACATCTCGCCGATCCGTTCGATCGCCACCGTGCGTACGGTCGGCAGCACCGACTATAAAGAACTGTTCGACGTCAACGGCGCCAGCTTCGAATGGGTCGGTGAAACCGACACCCGCAACCAGACCAACACCCCGAACCTGGTGGAAGTTGCCCCAACCTTCGGCATGGCATCGGCCAAGCCGCAGGCGTCCGAAGAATCGCTCGACGACCTGTTCTTCAACGTCGAAGACTGGCTGACCAGCTCCGCTGCCGAAGCGATGGCCGCTGGCGAAGGCGCCGCTTTCATCCTGGGCGATGGCGTCAAGAAGCCGACCGGCATCCTGGGCGGTCCGGCGCCGGTCGCAGCCAACGATGGTTCGCGCGCGTTCGGCACGCTCCAGTACATCGCGTCGGGTCAAGCTGCGGCACTGCCAACCAATCCGGACGTCTTCTACGACCTGGTCTACTCGCTGCGCGCCCGCTACCGCGGCAACGCGCAATGGCTGACCAACAAGCTGGTATTGGCTGCGCTGCGCAAGTTCAAGGACGCGCAGGGCCAGTACCTGTGGCAGCCGGCGTTGACCGCTGGTCAACCGGCCACCTTCCTCGGCTACGGCATCACCGAAGCGGAAGACATGCCAGGCATCGCAGCGAACTCGACCCCGCTGGCCTTCGGCGACTTCAAGGAAGGCTACCTGATCACCGACCGCGTGGGCATGCGCATCACCCGCGACGAGATCACCACCCCGGGCTTCGTGAAGTTCTACGTGCGCAAGCGCGTGGGCGGCAAGCTGCGTAACACGCAGGCGATCAAGCTGCTGAAGATCGCTGCGGCGTAATCGACGGTGTCGTAATCCTGAAAAGGCCTCCTGATCGAGGCCTTTTCCTTTTGGAGAACCCATGAAATTGATTGCATTAGCACCGTTCAGCTGGGCGCACCGCGGTGTCCAGGTCGAGCATTTCGACGAAGGCGCGGAAATCGAGACGGAAGACCAGGATCTAATCGAAGTCTCCATCGACGAGGGCTGGACGAAGGTCGATGACGGCTCGCGCATGGCTGCAGAGGATGAGCTGCCAGACGGCGGTGGATCAGCAGATCCGAGCCAGTCCGACGAGCTCCTGCCGCCAGTCACCGACGAAACGCCTGCCCCGAAGCCCGGGCGCAAGGCGAAAGCGAAGTAATAAGGTGGGCATCGGGCCCGCCACCGCCGCGCTGCTCGCCGACATTCGCGAGTGGGCGGCAGACCCGGGAGCCGTGTGCTTTCCGGTCAACACCACCCGCGGCCGCGCCGTCCTGTATCCCGAGGACGTCGCCGGCCGCACCGACAACGAGCTTCTCACTGTGATCTGCGAGCAGCTGAACGAAAAGTAACGGAGCCACGATGGCCGCAATGACCGACATCCTCGAAAACAAATTCATCGACTGGTTCTTCCGCGGCCAGGCGCTGGGCTTGGCCGGCGCGAGCGCTGCTGCCGGTACCGGCCCGGCCACGCTGTACATCAGCCTGCGCGCCGCCGCCGACTCCGACGGCACTCCCGGAGCCGAAGTTTCCGGCACCGGCTATGCGCGCGTGCCGATCACGTCGTCGCTGGCCAACTGGGCGGGTACGCAAGGCGCCGGCACCACGACTGCGTCGAACGGTTCGAGCGGCACCACCTCGAACAACATTCCGATCACGTTCGGTACGCCTGGCGCAGCCTGGGGCCAGGCAGTCGGCTTCGGCGTGCACGACTCGCTGACCGGCGGATCGGAGCTCTACTACGCCGCGCTGGCCCAGCCAAAGACGATCAACAACGGCGACCCGGCACCGTCGTTCGCCGCCGGCGCGCTGTCCATCCAGGTCGATAACTGATCATGGACATCCGCACCCGAATCCTTGCGCGCGGCGACCTGGCCGAGTTGCGCGCTGCGCGGGATCTGGACGGGCTGGCTGCTGCCCTGAACGCAGAAGGCCTGCAGGCGCCGCGCCAGCGCTTTATTACGGCCCGAGCTGTAATGGCGAGTTGCCCCGGAGGTCTCCCCATCCTAGCCGCGCTCGATGGCGCACGGGAGCATCCAGTTGTCGGCAAAGCCGTGGCCTGGGCGCTTACGTTCCTCGGTCAAGAGGCTGGCTTGGACATCGGCGATCCGTTCACGCAGGAGATGGTCGACCACCTGGTTGCGTTCGAGATCCTCACTGATGAGCAGGGCGCCGCGCTCAAGGCCATGGCCTTGCAACCTGTCGTCGTGACGCGCCTCGATGTTGAGGCTGCTTTTTATAGCCCCGACGGTACTGAAAGAGAATAATGGCAATCAACAAGTCCCGAGTGGAAGTTCTGGCGGAAGTCTCGGTTCCCGCAGGCGGTACGAAGGCTGCACCCGCAGCAGGTGGGGCGAGTCTTGCCACCTCGACGACGACGCTAGGTCGCAGCGGCCTGAACTGGCGCATCAAGAACGGCGCCAGTGCGCCTGGCGCGCCGGGCATCATGATCATCCAGGCCTACGATGGCGCGAAGTGGTTCGACTACCAGCCCGTTGCCGGCGACACCGTGGCAAACAGCGAGTACTCGGGTTCGATCGTGCTGGAAGCCTACGTGCAGGGCGTACGCTGCATCTGCTACGGACACACCACTAACCCTGTCACGTTCGAACTGACGATTAGCGCCGTGGCGGGTTGATATGGGCATGCGCTACCAGCCGCAGGGTCGCATAGTCGTCCTTCGCGAATGGCTTGCCAAAGGGCTTCGGTTTGCATTCGTTCCCGGGGCAGGCTTCTTTAACTTTGCATCCAGCAAGGTAGAGCCGCTCCAGTCCACGGGCGGCTTCCTGCGCGCCAACATGGTCACGGGCATCGCCTTCCAAGGCGGTGGCCGTGCCGAGTTCGACGTCGAGATCGATGCGGCAAACGGTATGACGCTGGTGTCGGTATGGAAGTCGCGGGCAAACTACTGACGGTAGCGCCAGGACGTTGGCGACCACGCGTACCGCCGGTAACCAAGGGTGGGCGTGGGGCAGGAGTAGCGCAGTTGCTGGGAGCGGGCTCGGAAACAGGACGCGCCAGATACTGACGCTCCAAGGGGTCGCCAACTATGCCGAATCGAATTACCTGATTGATTCGTTCGTCGACACGGCTGTCGCAACGCGCTACAGCGGCGCGTCGCGGTTGATCTCGTGGTTCAGGAATGGCAGTAAAAGCTCACCCGACACGGCTACCGGTACGCCGTCCCTCGGCGGAAAGCTCGTTGTCGGCGCCCTGGGACCTTATGCGAGCCCGACCGTCGACTGGCTGGACCAGGTGTCCGTACTGCTGGTCTTTGATCAGCCGCTATCCGACGATGACACCACCCGACTGACCAGCTCCGCGTTCGCACCGTTCCAGGTGTTCGATGACCTGAGCGACGACGAAGTTGTCAGCGCGGCCGCCGCCGATACATCGCTGTCCGGCTCTGCCTTGGCGAGCACTGCTGCCAGCGGCGTCCTGTCGACGTCTGTCCGGCTGGCGGCTGCTGCGCAAGCGACTTCCGTAGCAGCTGGTGCGCTGTCCAGCTCGATCAACCTGAGCGGAGCTGCGCAGGCCTCCGCATCCGGCGCGGCCGAGCTGTCGAGCGGGATCCGCCTGGCTGGCGCCATCGCGGTGCAGTCGTCCGCATCCGGGCAGCTGCAGGGCGCGGCCGTCGCGCTGAGGGGCGGGGCATACGTGCAGACGAGCACCGGCGGCGCCCTAGGCACCTCGATCAGCCTGGCCGGCATGGCCGCAGCGCGATCGGCCGCGGCCGGCGAGTTGTCCACGGTGGCCGGAGGCACATCGCCGCCCACCGTGGTGGTTGACGCCACCAAAATCCCGGCATCACGAACCGTCGCTTTCGCGGGCCGTGCGCGCACGGTCGTCTTCAACGGTGGTATTCGCACGGTGCTCTTTGCCGGCGGTACCCGAACAGTGAGGTTCTAATGGCAAACGCAGCACCCTACCAGGTGGGCGACAAATGGACGATCGATAAGGATCCGGACGACAAGCTCTGGTATGTGGCCAACGTCACGGCCGCGCTTACCGACGGTGCAACTACCTGCGCATCGTTTGAAGCTCTGCCGCAGGGCGTCACGATCCTCGAGAAAGGCGCGCCGCAGGGCAATCTCGGCGGCCTGCTTCCCGTGAAGCTCGACGGCATGGGCGCCGCCAACACCGAAAGCTACTGCACCTTCCGCGTGACCTGCGCGAACGGCGAGCAGTTCGACAAAACCATCTACTTCAACCGAGTGAGCAACTGATGTTCGACGCTACCAAGCTTCCGACCACGCCCTGCAACCCGGCGGAGGTCATTGCGGCCGAGAAGGCGCCGCCGGCGCCCGCACCCGAGTACGCCAGGGCGCCCGACGGCGATGGCCACGCAGCCGCGCTTCGCTCGCAGGGAGGCGCCCAATGAACAGCCGGCTGATCACTCCGCCGGCGTCGCTCGCTGTGTCCCTGCACCTTGCCCGAGCTGCTGCCCGGGTCGACGGCAACGACATGGACGACGAGATCTCGCTAGCGGTGCGTGGCATTACCGAAGAGGCCGAGCATTCGACCGGACGCGCGTTCATCTCGCAGACCTGGCGCGTGACCATGAATGCCTTCGAGCCGGCGATCAAGCTACCGTATGCGCCGCTGCAGTCCGTCGTGCACGTGAAGTTCTACGACGCCGCCGGCCAGCAGCAAACCCTGGACCCGCAGGACTACATCGCCGACCTCGAGAGTGAGCCTGGCTACGTGGTTCCGGCACCGGGAAAGGCCTGGCCGGCCACGGGCGCGCGCATTCACGCCGTCGAGGTGCAGTACGTGTGCGGCTATGGGTCCGACGACACCTTCGTGCCTGATGCGATCAAAAGCTACATCCTGGCCCGAATCGCCGAGCAGTTCGCCCAGTCGAATTCGCCGTCGCCGCACCTGTGCCGCGCGCTGGACCGCTACAAGGTGTACCCGTGATGCTGAGCGACCGAATCACCGTGCAGCTGCCGGAGTCCGGCGGCGATACCCTCAAGAAGGCGAAATGGATCGACCTCGGCGTGTTCTGGGCGAACGTCCGGCATCTGAGCGGGGCCGAGACGCTGCGCTCCGGCGCCGACACGTCGACGGTGCGGGCATCCATCCGCATGTGGTACCGGCCGGAGATCGGAGCGAGCGCGCGTGTGGTGCACGGCAGTGTGACGTACGAGGTCAAGTCCCCGCCTCTGCGCAACGTCGATCGCCGCTTCATGGACCTGGTGTGCGAGTCGATCAAATGATCGAATTCGACCTGACCGCGTTCGAAGAAACGTTCCGGGACACCCTGGTGCAGCTGGGGGAGGGCGTCGCCGAAGACGTGCTCCGCGCGACAGGGTTTGCCGGCGCCGACGTCTTCCGCGAGGAGGCGAAGCGCAATGCCCTGGGCCACGCGAAGACCTTCACGATCTACAACAACATCATCGTCAAGCGCATCGAGGAAGAATCCGAGGGCGGCAGCAAGCAGGTGTACATCGTGACGGTGCGCGAGGGCAGGTTCAACGGCGACGATGCCTTCTACTGGACCTTCGTCGAGAAGGGGCACAAGTTCGTGCCGAGAAACAGGCAGGTCAGCAGGAAAACAGGACGGACGGTCGGCTGGAAGGCGCACCGGGCGGCCGCCGAGCTCGAATACGGGACGGCCAGCGCGCCGGCGTACCCGTTCATGCGACCCGCGTACGAGAGCAAAAAACAGCAGGCAGTCGACGTCATGACGGCGACCCTGATCGAACAAATCAAGCGAAACCTGGGAACCGGATGATACCTGAAGAGCATGTACGCGACGCGCTCACCGACCTGGTCGGCGGCCGCGTCTTCCCGGACTTCGCGCCGGCCGGTACGCCGCTGCCCTTTATCACCTTCCAGGCGGTCGGCGGCGAGCCCGTCAACTTCCTGTCGGGCGACGCGCCGGGCAAGACCAACACCCGCATGCAGGTGAACGCCTGGGCCGAAGACCGGTTCTCGGCGGCAGAGCTCGGCGCGCAGATCGAATCCGCCATGCGCGGCGCCGCCGGCCTGCAGGTCGAAGTCGCCACCGGCCGCGTGTCCACGTTCGACGAGGACACCGGCTACCGCGGGACTAGGCAGGATTACAGCATCTGGTCGTAGCCGCAACAATTTTCCATCCAGGCCGCCTCGAGCAATCCAGGCGGTTTTTTTCATGCCCGGTTTTCGGGCTCTTTACCTGAAAGGCCCTGCCAATGGCAATTTCCCTGCCCAATGGAACGACCTATGCGGTCGCCTCCGCCTACGGCGCTGCCGTCAACGTCACCGCCGCCAGCAATGCGGCGGAATGCGTCCTGACGACCGCCGCCAACACCCTCGCCGTGAACGACATCGTCGAGTTCACCAGTGGCTGGACCCGTGCGAACCTGCGCCTGTTCCGCGTCAAGGCGGCCAGCAGCACGAGCGCCACCCTGGAAGCCTTCGACACCACGTCGACGAAGCTTTTCCCGGCCGGTGGCGGCGCAGGCTCGGTGCGCAAGATCTCGACCTGGGTGCCGATCCCGTTCATGAAGTCGTTCGAAGTGTCCGGCGGCGATCCGAAATACGGTACCGAGGAATTCATCGACTACCCGGACGAGATCCAGGTGCCGAACGGCTTCTCGGCCAGCTCGGTCAAGATGACTATCGCGGATGACCCATCGCTGCCGCACAACGCCGTGCTGCAGGCCGCCACCGATGCACAGGCCGTCACCGGCGTGCGCGCCATCCTGCCGTCGGGCGCTCCGATCCTCTACAACGGCTACCCCGGCTTCAATCCGAACCCGACCATGTCGAAGGGCCAGGCGATGGTCGTGACCTGCGGCCTCGCGCTGCAGGGCCGCGCGACCCGCTACGCCTCGTAAGTTTTGCCTCGCCCAGCACCAGCTGAGCGTTTTATGCCTGCCGGCTCATTACCGGCAGGTCTTTTTACCCGACCTGAAAGAAAAATATCATGGCAAAAGTATCGAAGATCGTGCTCGGCAAGCGCCCGGAGCACTTCACCCGCGAGGTTCGCTTCCCGATGCTCGACGGTTCGACGGGCACGATGGAAGTCAAATTCGTCTACCGCAGCCGCAAGGAATTCGCCGCGCTGGCCGACGAAGCACAGGCCACCGTGAAGGCCACGGCGAACGCCGAGATCGCGCGCCTGGAAAAGGCAGTCAGCGATAGCGCCACCATCGCCGACTTTTCGCAGGCGGACCTGGTGGCGCGCCAGGCCGAGTTCAACGTCGACTACCTGATGAAGATCATCGCCGGCTGGAACCTCGATGTGCCGTTCGACCGTGAAGCGCTCGAGGAGCTGGTCGACACGCTGCCGGCAGCTGTCAGCGCGATCAACACCGCGTACCGCGAAGCGCTGCTCGAAGGCCGCCTGGGAAACTCCGCGCGATAGCCGCGGCAATGTACGAGTCTCCGCCCACAGAGGCGGAGATGGCCGCGGCTGGCCTGACGCCCGAGGACTTCGAGGGCGAGCGTACAGAGGTCTGGCCTGAAAACGAGCCGGCCTATTTCCTCTTCAGCGCGCTGCGCACGCAGTGGCGCATCGGCATGGGCGGCCCGACCGGGCTCGACCACAACGTCCTGCTGCACCGGCTGGACCGCATGAACCTGCCGGCCGACGAGTACGAGCAGCTGGACGCGGACATCCGCGTCATGGAGGCCGAGGCCTTGTCGGTCATCCGGGACACCTGAGCAAACGAACCCGCCGCGCGCGGGACCACAACACGCCACCTTCGGGTGGCTTTTTCATGGGCGCAATAAATGTCTGACACCATCAGCACGGCAGAAATTCGAGTAGTTGCAGATGCCAGTGGCGTCGAGGCAGGGTTGCGCCAGGCGACCGATGCGGCGCAGCGCGCGCAGCGCGAAATGTCGGGCGGTAGCGAAAGGTCGGCGCGCTCGCAGCAGAACCTGGTGCAGGCGATCCAGCGCACGACCGCGCAGATGGAAGCCGGCTCGCGGACCAGTGCACGCTACTTCGAAGTGCTCGCTCAGCAGCGTGGCGTCGACCCGGCCGCATTGCAGCCGTACCTGCAGCAGCTTCGCGCCATTGAGCAAGCCCAGCAGGGCACCGGCCAATCTGCCGCGCAGACTGCGAACGCGATGCGCCAGGTGCCTGCGCAGCTGACCGACATCATCACCTCGCTGCAGGGTGGCATGGAGCCGCTGACGGTGCTGATCCAGCAGGGCGGCCAGCTGCGTGACTCGTTCGGCGGTATTGGCCCGGCGGCGCGCGCGATGGGCGCGCAGGTGCTCGCGCTCGTGAACCCGTTCACCGTTGCGGCGGCGGCCGCCGCCGTGCTGACGCTCGCTTACTACCAGGGATCACAGGAGGCGGATGCATACCGCAATTCCTTGATCATGACGGGAAATGCCGTCGGCGCTTCCGCCGACCAGCTGGCCGATATGGCCCGGGCAATCAGCGACGCGAATGGCACGCAGAGCGATGCGGCGCAGGCGCTGGTGGCGCTGGTCGAAGCCGGGAACGTACCGGCCGAGCGGCTGCAGCAGTTCGCCGCCGTCGCGATCGCGCTGCAGGAAGCCCTGGGCAAGAGCGTCTCCGACACCGCGAAAGAATTCGCTGAACTCGGCGAAAAGCCTGTCGAGGCCTCCGAACGTCTGAACAGCAAGTACCACTACCTGACGGCAGCGGTGTACGAGCAGATTAAGGCGCTGGAAGAGCAGGGGCGCACCGAGGATGCAGCGGCGGTCGCTCAGGAAGCCTACTCTGCCGCCATGGACAAGCGCACGAAGGAGGTCGTGAAAAATCTCGGATATATCGAGAGCCGGTGGAAGGAATTGGGCGAGTTCGCTTCCAAGGCCTGGGACAAGATGCTGGGAGTGGGACGGAAAGATACCGTTCAGGATGAGCTCGACGGGCTGCTGAAGATGCAGCAGCGGATGCAGCAGAACATTGCAAATTTCCAAGCCGGGAAGGACACATGGGGCGAGAGGTCGGAGAAAGCCCGGCTTGCTGGCGTTGAGGCGGCGATCGCTGTAAAGCGCGAGATGGTTGAGGAGGAGAAGGCCGCGGCGAAGGCAGCGGCGGACGAGGTCGCGCTCAACGAAAAGAAGATCGAGGTCGGCAAAGCTCTGGCCACCGTCAGCGACCGGCTGACCGGGGTGAACCGCCAGTACCTGACCGACCTGCGAGCGCTGCAGGATGCCCGCGAGAAGGGCCTCATCAGCGACGAGCGATATAAAGCCCTCGTCTCCAAGCTTGCCGCCGAGGAATACAAGCGCTCCGACGCTGGGAAAGCCGCACTGGAGGCCAGCAAGGCGGCGGCCGCCGAGCGCAAGAAGGATGCCGACATGCTGGCCGAGCTGTCCGGCGTCACCAGCACCTATACGGAGGAGGTGGCCCGCCTGCACCGGCAGTACTCGACAGGCAACCTGAGCCAGGAACGCTACGTCGAGCTGATGAAGGAATTGATCAGCAAGCAGCCTGGCGCCAAGAAGCTGCTTGAGGAATCGGCGAAGGAGATGGCCGATTACGCCAAGGCGACGACGTCGGCGAACGAGGCGTTGGAAAAAGAGCGCGACGCGATCACGCAGCAGGTCCAGGCAACCAAGGACCACAACGAGCAGATCGGGCTGAGCAAGATCGCGATCGCCGAGCTGGAAGCCGAACGCCTGGAGGCCCTTGCGACGCGCAAGGAGGAAAATGCCGACATCGCGCTCGGCGTCGACCTGACCGGCCGCCAGTCCGAGCTCTACCTCGAGCAGGCTGCCGCGCTGCGCGCGCTGGCGGCGGCTAAACGAAAAGGGGCCATAAAGGAGGCGGCTGCCGAGAGCGCGAAGGACGTTGCGCAGGACTGGAAGCGCGCCACCGAATCGATGCAGCAGTCGCTGACGGATGCCCTGATGCGCGGCTTCGAGTCTGGGAAGGGCTTCGGCCGCAACCTAGTCGACACGATCAAGAACATGTTCAACACCTTGGTGCTGCGCCCGATCGTGTCGGCCATCGTCAACCCGGTGGCCGGCGCGGTGTCGGGTGCCCTCGGCTTCGCCGGAGCTGCGCAGGCTGCTGGCTCAGCGGCAGCCGGCTCCAGCGCGCTCAGCGGCGCAACCGGCGTTCTCGGTGCCGTCGGCGCGATGTCTGGCGCCTTCGGTACCGGCGTCGCCTCTGGCCTGTCGGCCTGGGCGGCTGGGGGGAGCGTCACTGGGTTGCTCGGAAGCGGCACGCTCTTCGCTGGCGGCATTGCGAACGGCCTTGGCCTCGTAGCCGGGGCGCTGGGCCCGATCGCCCTGGGCATCGGCGCCGCGGTCGCGATCTGGAAAAAGTTCGATACCTCCGGCACTTACCACATGGGCGGTGCGTCGAGCGCGGACAGCTCGGGCAGCAGGACGATCCGCGCCGAGTCGATCGGCTTCGAGAAGACCAGGATCAACGCCGAGACGGAGAGGATGACGGCCACGCTCGCCTCGGGCGTCGTGGCGATCCTCGACTCGACGGCGCTCGCGTTCGGCAAGACGGCCGGCTACACGGCTGCGACTGCTTTTGCCGACGACACCAGCAAAGACGGTGCTTGGGGCGCCCTGGTGATCTCGAAGATGGGGCAGAGCCTGGTGGACTGGCGCCAGGGCCGCACGTCCGGCTGGGCGCCGAGGGAGTTTGCGGACGGGGAAGAGGGCCAGAAGCAGTACCTGGCCGCGCTGACGTCGTCGGTGCGCTCGGCCCTGAATTCGATCGGGCTACCCGACTGGGCCCGGACCATGCTGGACGGCGTGGCGTCGGATGCCTCGCTGGAAGACCTGGCCAACGTGGTCGACCAGATCAACAAGACGCAGGCCGCATTCGCAGCCATGCGCTCGCAGTTGGTCGGATTTGCCAGCCTGAGTGAGGCGGCCATGGGCTCGCTGATGTCGGCCTCGGGCGGCATCGAAAAGCTGTTCTCCAACGCCAGCGCGTACTACGACGCCTTCTATACGGAGGCAGAGAGGAACGCGACCGTCAGCGGGCAGATCGCCAAGGCCTTGGCCGCGGTGAACTTGCAGATGCCAACCACCCGGGAAGGCTTCCGTGCTCTGGTCGAGGCGCAGACGGCGCTGGGCGCGCAGGGGGCAGAGTCCCTTTCCGTGCTGCTGGGCGTAGCCGGCGCTTTTGCGCAGATTACGCCGGAGGTAGAAGCGGCCGCCACCAACCTGGACTCCTACCGGTCGAAGCTGACCGACGCCTACAACGCCGAGTCTCAGGCGCTGCAGTCGACAATCACCAGGATGGGATCGTTCGCCGCCAGCCTGCGCGACCTGAATAAGAGCGCGCTGCTGGGAGGTATGTCGCCGCTGTCCCCGCAACAGAAGTATGCGGAGGCGAAATCGCAGTTCGAAGCAGTGGCGGCTGCGGCGCGCAACGGCGACGAGAAGGCGCAGGACCGCTACAACGATGCCTACACCGCCTTCCTGGAGGCATCCCGCAGCGTCTTCGCAAGCAGCGCAGAATTCCGGCTGGATTTCGACTATGCGCAGGCGATGACGGCCGAGATGGCGCAGTGGGCGGATACCCGGGTCAGCGTCGACCAGGCTCAGCTGGATGCCCTGAAGGCGCAGGTCTCCGGGATCATCGAGGTGAACGCTTCCGTGCTGTCCGTTCGTGACGCTCTGCGCGAGTACAACGAACAGGTGGCCAAAAGCACCGCGCCGCTGGTTTCGACAACGCCGACGGTGTCGATTCCTTACTACCCATCGGAAGGCAGGACCAACGACGCAGCGCTGGCCATCGAGATGGCGACGCTGCGGCAGGAGGTTGCTGGCCTGCGCGCTGACCAGCAGAAGCAGACCGGCGACCAGATCACGGGCACTGCGAAAGCTATGTCTGATGCGGCTGTGGATATCGCGAAAGCGGTAACTCAGCCGTGGAAGTTCAAGAACGACGAAACGAGGGTCTCCCCTGAATGACTGAAACTCAATATCTGGACTGGCTGAAAAGCCAGACCGCGTTCCGTGTCGTCCTCATCGAGGCAGCGGTCCAAATCAGTGGCGTGGAGTCCGTCGTGTACCTGGCGACGAAACCATTTACCACCGGCGCGGCCGATACGCCGGCGAACACCTCGTACCTCCCCATTGCCACGGTCGGCACGCTGTTCACCGAGCAGCTGTCGCTGGAGGGCGATGGCGCGTTGTCGGCCGGCCTGCTCGAGATCGACAACACCAGCGGCGCCCGCGATGTGTGGGCAGGGCAGGGCTACGTCTGGACGAACCGCTCGATCAAAGCCTACATCGGAGACATCCGGTGGTCGCGCAGCGACTTCCACGTGATCTTTGACGGGATCGTGGCCGACATCGAGCCACGGGGCCGGAACAAGCTTGGCCTGAAGCTGCGCGACAAGCTGCAGCGCCTGAATACCCCGATCAGCGAGGCAAAACTGGGCGGCGCCGGCGAGAACCAGGACGCCTTGCTGCCCGTGACGTTCGGCCAGGTGTTCAACGTCACGCCGCTGCTAGTCGAGCCGGCCACCCTGAAGTATCGGGTGCACACCGGCGAGATCGACAGCGTCATCGAAGTGCGCGACAACGGCGCCCCGGTGGCCTTTACTGCCGACGTAGCTGCCGGTACGTTCACGCTCGCAGCGGCGCCGGCGGGCGCCGTCACCGCATCGGTCCGCGGCGACAAGGCGTCGACCTATGGCGAAACCGTGGTGCAGCTGGTTAAACGGATCGTGACCGGCTTCGGCAAAGCATCCGACCGCTTCACCGATGCCGACCTCGATCTGCCAAGCCTCGCCACGTTCGACTCTGCCAACCAGCAGGGCGTGGGCCTGCCGGCGGCGGATCGTCTCAACGTCCTGCCGGGCTGTCAGCAAATCACGGGCAGCCTGGGCGCCCAGCTGGTTATGTCGCGCCTGGGCCTGCTTCGCATTATTAAAGTTGCCTTGCCCGGCACCGGCGCGCCGTTCTTCATTCGGCCAGAGCACATGCTGGACGACAGCCTGCAGCCAACTGGTCGCACGGCCGCCGTCGGCGCCGTCAAGCTCGGGTTCTGCAAAAACTGGACGGTGCAAGAGGCGGGTACGCTGGCCGGACTGCCAGACCGGCACAAGGATCTGTTCTCGAAAGAGTGGCTGACGTCCACGAAGACGGACGCGCCGGCCATCGCAAAGTTCCGGCTGAACGCCGATCCGGTGCAGCAGGACACGCTGTTGCTGACCCGGGCGGACGCCGAAGCGGAAGCGCAGCGCCGCCTCGACCTCTGGAAGGTGCCCCGCACTACGTACGAGTTCACCGGCGTGCCGGAGCTGCTCCAGCTCGAGCTCGGCCAGGCCGTCACCGTCTACAACCCGCGCTTCGGCATGTCCGCCGGCGTCCAGGCTCTTGTTATTTCGCTCGCTCCCGACTGGGAGACCGGGCGCGTTAAAGTGGGAATTCTCGTATGAGTGGAGTGCTGAACGACTGCGACGCGCTGCTACAAGGGGCCGACGTTCGCTTCCTGATCGGAAAAGGGATCGTGATCAACCTGGTGGCGAGTGCGCCCGGGTTCCACCTGAACAGCGCCGGCGTCCCTGACCTGTCGAAGGTGACCGTCACGGCGGACCTAATCGGATTCGACGGCACGGTCAGCTTTTCGGCCAGCGGCGGCACCCTCACGAATGCGACTGCGCGCAGCGTCGATGTTAACTATGCGAGCGGCGCCGCAATCGTGACAGCCACGATCGCCGCCGGCGGCGAGACGTTCACGCGGTCCTTGACCATCCCGGTGCTGCGCGATGGCGCGGCCGGTTCCAACGGTTCCAACGGCACCAATGGAGTGAGCCCGAATAAGAACGGCATCGCGTTTCTGTATAAGTGGGCTACGTCGGCACCTGCCAAGCCATCCGGTACCAGCACGTTCGGCTGGTCGACCGCGAGCAACACTGCCTATGGTGGAAGTGACGGCTGGAGCATCAGCGTGCCCAACAATCCCGGCACTCCGCTGATTCAGCTGTTTGTCGCCTCGATTGCGGTCACCGATGTTGCGGCAGCGACCTCGACGACGGTCTCTTACGCCAGCTCGATCGTCGCCGCGTGGGCGCAAAACGGCGCAAACGGCAGCAACGGTACAAACGGCACCAATGGCACGAACGGCACCACGGGCGTGCAGGCAGGGGAGGCGAAGGTCTACCAGTGGGCGGCGACGATCCCTGCCGGCCCGACTGGCTCGCCGACTTTTACCTGGTCGAACGCGTCGTTCGGTGCGGCGCCGTCGAACTGGACGCTGACGCCCAGCGCCGCGCCCAGCCCTGGCATGACGTTGTGGATGGCGCGCGTGGGCATCACGGATTCGGCAGCGGCTGCCTCGACCTCGTTCAACTGGACGGCGGCCAGCATCCTGGCGGTAGGTTATGCCGGCGCCAACGGATCAAACGGTAGCAACGGTACCGACGGCAGCGATGGCGCCGAAGGTGTCAGCTACGTCACTGCTTACTGTGCCTCGGCCACCGCCAGCACGACCACGGCCCCGGCGGCGACGACCGGCAAAACCAGCGTGCCAGCTGTGAATGGCGGCGGCATCACCGGCACCTGGTCGAAGACCGTGCCCGCGCTGTCGTCGGGCCAGTTCATGTACCAGTCGGACGGCCTCTACAACCCGGCAACGAACCAGGTGACCTGGTCGATACCGTACTGGTCATCGCTGAAGGTCGGCTCCTTGTCGGCCATCACGGCGAACCTCGGCGCGATCACTGGCGGCAGCATCGACATCGGGACTGGCGCGACGAGCTGGCACGTCGACGCCCAGGGCAACATGTGGATTGGCGCGGCCACGTATGCCGCGGCACCCTTCCGAGTATCGAACACTGGCGCAGTGCGCATGTCCTCCGCGGACATCGTGACGCCAAGTGGAGATCTGGTCCTGTCGTCAACTTCAAGCTTGGCCCAGCAAGCAGCATCGAATCCCAATCTTGTGCCTGGACCGCGTGGCTGGTCGACGTTCTACAACGGCGCATATTCTTGGCGTAACGCCAACGGCGCCTTCAATAATGGTGAATACATTGGTTTAGCGAGTCTATCGACCGCAGGACCGTATGTCGCTGCCGAAAGCCCACCGTGCGGCATAGTTGCTGGAGGAACCGTTACGGTGAGTTTCGACGCCAGTTGCGATAGCGGCACCCGAATGCTGAACCTTAATTTCTATGGTCCAAATGTCGATACCGCTGCTTTCCAGCCGATTCTTACCACCACCTTCAAGCGCTACGTGTGGACCGTCACGCTGCCGAATGTAGCCGATGCCCCCAAGGCGTTTCTGCGCATGTGGTCTGGTGCAGCTGGAGCGCAAATCATCATTTCGAACATCAAGGTGGAATTGGGCTTCAAGGCCACGCCATGGTGCGACAACGCCATCACGGCAGAGAACGCCAAGAACCGCGTCTTCATTCCGAATTTGGCGGCACTGTCTGGCTTCTTCGGCAACATCGAGGTCGGCGCAGGCGGCGCCGTTCGGCAAGGCATGACCTACTACAACCAGGGGGTCGGCTTCTGGCTCGGCGACGACGGCGGTGTTCCCAAGCTCATGATCGGCAATCCGAATGGCGCGCTGATGTGGTGGGACGGCTCACAGCTGCAGACGAAGAATCTCGCATTGCTCGACCCGACGTTCACCGCGTTTACGGCTTCGCTATCGGGCGGCGCGATGACATCTTCAGGAGCAAACGGTTCCCGCTCGATCGGTAGCCGTCAAATCATCGGCAGCGGGGGCAAGCTGCCGTACCGCAGCTACCTATGGGTGGTGTCAGACCTCGAGGGGAACCCCGCCGCGCGCACAACCATCTCGAACGAGACCACCGACACGGTATCGGTCTCCGCAAGCGGCACGAACGCGTCGACGCGCGTGCGCATCACCGGGATCATCACCGACGCCAACGGCATGACCGCCTCGGCGTCTTTCATCAGTACAGCCAACTTCGGAACCGTATGATCGAATTTTTTGCTGATTTCGATGCGCAGACCGGCCAGGTGTGCCAATGCCTGGCCGTCGAGCGCCCATACCAGGGCAACTTCATGGAGGCCGGGCGCAGTTACATCGGGGTGCCAGAACCGATCGACTGGGGCGCACAGCCTACGGCCACGAGCGAGCTTTATGTGGTCGAAGGTGCTCTGCAGTGGATCGAGACCGCCGGTATCGAGCAGCTGCGCGCGGCGAAGAATACCGCCATCAACGCTTGGAAGCTGGAAGCGAACAGCACGTACTTTGACTTCGCCGACGAGCAGATCGCCTACCGTGACTCCGACCGCATCGAGATCCAGGCAGTGCACAACTGGGTCACCTTGACCGGCACGATGCCGACTTGGCCCGACTGGCCAGGTGCCTGGAAGGCGATTAGCAACCGCTGGGTGCCGCTCCCTGACGTCGCAACCTGGGAAGCGTTCACGCTGGCGATTGCTGAGCGCGGTACGGCGCACTTCAAACGCGCGCAACAGCTCAAGCAGGCGCTGGCCGTGGCGACGACGCCGGCCGAAATCGAAGCAATTACCTGGTAGAGAGGGCGCATGCCAAACCTTAGAATCGTTTCAGACAATGCGCTCGAGCGCGCCGCGACGTTCACCGCGTCGAGCACGGCCGGCACGCTGGCGGTCACGAACCTCCTGCAGCAGAACAAGGACAGCGTGCACCGCTCTGCCGGTGCAACGCCGCTGAGCCTGACCTACACGGCCACCTGGACCACCGGCGAGCCAATCGGCTGCGTCGCTCTGCCGTATTGCAACCTGTCGCCGACCGCGACGATCCGCGTGCGCGCCTACGCCAGCAACGGCACTACGGTGCTGTACGACAGCGGTGCGACGCCGGTTCCTGCCTGTCCGGCGCCGGCGCTGCGGCCGCGCGGCTTCACGCCCGCGCAGGCCGCCAGCGCCTACAGCAACGGCGGCGGCGCCTGCGCGCGGCACTGGTTCCCGCAGGTGTCCGCGTTCAAGCTCGTGGTCGACCTGGCCGATCCGAACAACTTGCAGGGCTACATCGAGGCCGCTTGCATGGTCGTCGGTCCGTACTGGTCGCCGCAATACAACGCCAAGAGCGCGCCGCTGACCATCGTCGACACCAGCAAGCACGAGCGCACGGCAGCCGGCAGCCTGGTCACCGACCCGGGCTTCATCTACCGAAAGGTGCCGGTCGACCTTTCGTACATGCTGCCGGCGGACCGCGAGATTTTCGCCGGGTTGCTGCGCAACAGCGCGGCATATGCGCTCCTGCTGAGCGTTCGCCCTGGGTCCGGCGACCTGGCCGAGGAGCGCGACTGGACGATCTACGGCAAGCGCTCGCAAGATTCTGCCCTGGCCCTGAAGTACGCCGCGGCTTATTCCACCACCCTGTATGTAGAGGAGCTTTGATGGCAACTCCTGGAATCGTCACGGTCCGGCTCACCAGCCGCTGGCCGTACAACCCGATCAGCCTGGCCGTCGGCGTCTGCGCCGGCTCGCGGCAGTTCAGCCATTCGATTACCCTCATCGGCCAGCGCGGCTACGAGGCGTCGATGGTGCACGGCTGCCGTGCTGGCACTGTCGAGGAGCTGATGGAAGGGATCGTCGTCTACCGCGACATGCCGGTGCTGGTGCCGGACATCGACGCCGCCCGCGCTTTCGCTGAGGATCAGGTGGGGAAGGGCTACGACTTCGCCGGCGCCGTGGGCATCCCGCTCACCTATTCGGAGGACTGGACCGATGACGGCAAATGGTGGTGCTCGGACCTGACCTTCGCGATTGTGCTGGCCGGCGGCCTGCGGCTGTTCGATCCGGACGTGATGAAGCGCGTGCGCCCGATCGACCTGCACATGGTCGATTACCCCAAAGGCCCGATTGTACGAATGCGGCAGCCCCCGCAAGTCCCTCCAACCAGCCCGCAAACGCGGGCTTTTTAACGCCCACTGAAAAGGCAACCATGAAAGTAACCCCACTTGACGCAACGACGTACGCCGGCAGCGGCCTCACGATCGGTAGCGCCCTGACCCTCTCCCAATGGGGCGTCGTTGCCGGCATCGTCACGGCACTGCTCACGCTCGCGCTGAACGTCTGGTACACGCGTCAGAAGAACGCGCGTGAGCGGCACCTGGCCGAGCAGCAGGCCGACCTGGTCAAGCAGCAGGCGCACCTCGCTGACCTGGCCGAGCGCGAAGCAGTCGCGCGCCTGGCCGCCCTGGGGCTGAAGCCATGAACGAACTTCGACTGGCCGCAGACCTGACCGTCGACGAAGGCCGGCGCGCTCGGATCTACCTGGACACGGTGGGGAAGGTAACGGGCGGCGTCGGCCGCAATTTGACCGACCGTCCGTTCTCCGACGATGAGATCGACCTCATGCTCCGGAACGACATCAAGTCGGCCGAGCAGGATCTCGACCGGCGCCTGCCTTGGTGGAGGGAGATGAGCGACGCGCGCCAGAACGTCTTGGCGAACATGTGCTTCAACCTCGGAATCGATCGACTGCTCGGCTTCGTCAACACACTGGCGCTGATGAAGGCCAAGCGCTACGACGCGGCCGCGGCCGAAATGCTCGATTCGAAGTGGGCGAAACAAGTCGGCGCCCGGGCGGTTCGCCTGGCGGCCACTATGCGTAAAGGAGAATTCTGATGGCACCAGCTCTGATCCCGATCCTTGGCAACCTGCTCGACCGGATCTTCCCTGACCCGAAGGCCGCCGGCGAGGCAAAGCTCGAGGTGATGCGCATGGCGCAGGCCGGCGAGCTGGCCCAACTGGACGCCGAGCTGAAGCTGGCCACCGGTCAGATGGAGATCAACAAGGTCGAGGCGGCGAGCCAATCGCTGTTCGTGGCAGGCTGGCGCCCGGCAATCGGATGGGTATGCGGCGCCGCGTTTGCCTTCAAGTTCATCCTGGGCCCGGCTGCTGTAGTGATCATGGCCATGGCCGGCCACCCGATCACGCTGCCCGAGTTTGACTTCACCGAGATGAGCACGATCCTGTTGGCGATGCTTGGCCTGGGCAGCCTCCGCACGGTTGAGAAGGTGAAGGGCGT